AGCGAAACGGCGACAAGACCCTCACGCTCGCCGAGATCATCGAACGCTGCGACCTGCTCACGATCGGCGTCGACGGGGGCGGCCTTTACGATCTGCTCGGCTTCTCGCTGCTCGGCCGCGAAACTTACGAGGTCTCCGTTCCGGTCGAGCCGGGCTCGGACGAAGTCGAGGTGAAGCAGAAGACGCGCTGGCTGCATTGGGGTTGCGCCTGGCTGCATCGCGGCGCCCTCGAGCAGCAAAAGGACGTCGCGCCGAAGTTCCTCGAACTGGAGACGACCGGCGACCTCACCATCGTCGACGCGATGGCCGACGCCTTCGACGAGGTCGCTGACCTCATCGACGAAATCAACCAGTCCGGAAAGCTCGCGAAGCTCGGCTTCGATCCGGTCGGGGTCAAGGAAATCATCGACCAGGTCGCCCGGCGCGGGATCTCGCAGGAAAGCGGGCAGGTCGAAGGCGTCAAGCAGGGCTACACGCTTCAGGGCACGATCAAGACCGTCGCCAACAAACTCGCTGATGGCGAACTGATCCATTGCGGCCAGGAGCTGATGGCCTGGTGCGTCGGCAATTGCATGCTCAAGGGCTCCGACAACGCAACCATGGTCACCAAGCAGGCGAGCGGGACAGCCAAGATCGATCCGGTGATGGCGTTGTTCGACGCCGCGCATCTGATGCCGGCCGACGATGACGCTGGCGCCAGTGTCTATACCGCCGAGCGCGGACTCCGCTTCTGGTAAGGAAATACGGGCATGAGGCTTAAGGCGTGAATCCGCGCATCGGGCGCCCCGAAAGTTTCGGTTGGGTTCGCGCGCCCTTCGCCGACGTGCCAAATGCGCTCTGTTACGAACTGCCCTGTGGCGAATACATATTCATCCCGAAGGCCGGTTCGTTCTGTGTGGTCAAGCAACGAGGTCTACCGTTCCGCATCAAGCAGATGCAGACGAAGCAATTCCACGCGGGTCGCCCTCATGGCCATTGATCGTTTCTCGGTCGCCTTCATTCGCCGCCGGGTTCGGTTGGAACTGCAACTCCTCCGCTATCTCAAAGGATCACACGACATGTCTTCTCCCCAATTCGACGCTCTCGTTCAGGCCGTGGCCAATCTTTCGTCGTCATCGCAGGCCGCGGTACAAACCATTTCGGCTCATGCCGCCGTCGCGGTTGACCTCAATGCGCTGGCAAACCTCACCGCGCAAGTTCAAGCCGCGACCGATGCGCTCAATCAGGCCGTGGCGGCTAGCCCGGCGCCCGCGCAGGGCTGACGGCATTGAGGGCAGCAGATGGCCCTTCCCGTCTGGCAAGGAAATCCATGTCGACTTTGGCCATTATCATCCGCGATCTCATTGGCTTGGCCGGCGCCGCGTCGATCGCTTATGGCGCCTGGCTCTTGCTGCCAGCAGCCGGGTTCATTGTCGGCGGCGGGTTCGCGCTTGTCGGCGCCATCGTCATCGCCAAGGCGAGCGCAGACGATCTGGCCGGCGTGAATGAGGATGCGGCCTGATGCGCGGTTTGTTTGGCTCGATGACGCCGCGCCGGAAAAGCTCCGGCGCGGGCGATATCGGCGGCGGCGCATGGTTCCCGTTTCTTGGCTCCGTCAAGTCGGCGAGCGGCATCGCCGTCAACCAGTCGACGGCCATGCGCTGCTCGACGGTGTTCGCCTGCGTCAATATCATTTCCGAAGACGTCGCCCGAGCGGAGCCGAAACTTTACCGGCCCTTAGCGGATCGAACTCTTTCCGATGGCCGCAAGGCGCCGAGCGGCCGCGAACAGGTCAAGGATCATCCGCTGGCGAAATTGTTCCGGCGCCCCAACCGGGTGCAGGACTGGTTCCAGTTCGCCGGTATGATGGAGCGCTCGATCCAGCTGAAGTCGAACGCCTATGCGATCATCCTTCGTGATCGCCGCGGCGATCCGTCCGAACTCATCCCGATGAACCCGGACAAGGTCACGGTGCTTGAGGCGACGGATGGCTCGATCTTCTACCAGTTTGCGCCGACCGGTCTGTTCGAGTTGTCGATCCTGACCAAATTGCCACAGGCCTACGCGGGGTTTCGCGTCCCGTCCGAGCATGTGTTTCACATGCAGGATCTTGGCTTCAACATGCTGATGGGGTCGAGCCGCATCGGCTTCGCGGCGGATTCGATCGGCCTGGCGCTCGGGCAAGAGAAGCAAGCCAGCGCCTGGATGGCCAATGGCGCGCGGCCGTCCGTTTTTCTGACGACGGACGCCAAGCTGACCGATGACGCCGCCAAGCGCATGAAGGCGGAATGGGAGGAGATGAACGCCGGTCTCGCCAACACTGGCAAGACCGTCGTGTTCGAACAGGGCCTCAAGGCAGAGGCGCTGTCCCTGAGCTCGGTCGATCTCGAATTTCTGAATAGCCGCGGCTTTCAGGTCGAAGACATCTGCCGGTTTTATCGCGTGCCGCCGCACAAGGTGCAGAAAACAGACCGTTCGACCAACAATAATATTGAATCGCAGGACGCCGATTACGCCAACAATACGCTGTCGCCGAAATTCAAACGGTGGGAGCGCCGGCTCGAGTTTCACTTCGGGCTGGATCTGGAAGGTCTCGAAGTCGATTTTGACTTATGGGATTTGTTCCGCGCCGCTCCAACGTCGCGCATGTTGATCGCGCGCCAGGGCGTCGCCGGCGGCATCCTGACGCAGAACCAGGCGATCGCGCTTTATGACCCGAACTTGCCGATGCAGCCCGATGGCGACCGGCTTCTCTCGCCGATGAATATGGCCGTGACGGGCAGCCAGGCGTCGGGAAGCGCGCCGGACGGCGCCGGCCGCCCGCCTGCGACCGAGAGCGACGCGACGACTTGATTTTGAGGCGACTATGACCGTCAAACGCAAATATCTTTCCGGTGCGACCGTTCAGGAATCGGCGCTGGGCGAGCGGCAAATCCGCGTCATCGCCTCGACCGCCAGTCCTGACCGCGTCAAGGACGTCATGGTCGCAAGTGGTTGCGACCTGTCGAATTATCGCAACAATCCGATCGTCCTCGCCAATCATGATCCTGATCAGCCGATCGGCAAGGCGCGCGTCGAGATCGTCAATGGCCGCGTCGAGGCGCTGATCGATTTCGCGCCCGCCGGCGCCAGCGTCAAGGCCGATGAATATTGCGCTTTGGCCAAGGCCGGCGTGATCAACACGGTTTCGGTCGGGTTCGAGCCGGTCGAGGCCGAGCCGATCAAGGGCGGCGGCTGGAAGATCAACAAATGGGAATTGCTCGAACTGTCGATGGTGACGGTTCCGGCGAACCCTGACGCGCTCGTGATCCAGCGATCGCTGGCGTCCTCCAGCAAGTCTGTCACCGACATTTCTGCTGATACCGCCGGCGATGTTAGCAACGATGATGACGTGCTTGCTGTCGTCAAGGACAACATCGAGTCCGCGATCAAGACCATGATCGGCGATCTGGTCGATCACATTTCGTCCGATGAGGACGTGTCGAAAGAGCGCGCGGACGAAGCCGAAAAAGCGCTGCGCGAGGTCGAAGAAAAGGCGATTGAGGCTTTTGCGGAATTCGGCGCAAAGGCCTCTGGAAAGTCCTTCAACCCGAACCAGCCGCGCGATGAAAACGGTCAATTCGCGAGCGGCGGCGGATCTTCCGGCTCTTCCGGATCGTCTGGTTCTTCGCGTGGCGCATCCAAGGCGGAAAAGGTCGCCTTGAAGAAAGCGACGATCAAAATCGCCAAAGGCGCCGCGCTTGTAGCGGCGGCCGGGCTCGCGGCGACGCTCAGCGAAGGCGCCCTTGCGCGCCCTGCGGCGATCGCGGGGTTCGCCGGAGCCAGCATGATCGAAGATGGCGCGATGCGCATCGCCGAGCATGTTCTGAAAAAAATGGATCCGGATTCCGAACTCAAACATCACATCATGTCTGCGGTTGAAAGCGTCGTCAAACCGTTCCGCCGCGAATATCAGCAGGCTGCGGAAGACGCCCGCGCCGCCGCCGATGCCTATGAGGGGTCAAAAATGCGCGCGCGCAAAATCCGGTTCAAGGGCCTCTACCAAGTCGGCCAGCTCGCCAATCTCCTCGCCGAACTCGGCTGGCAGGAAGAGATGGCGGAATGTGAACGCGCGCAGGAAGGCGACGATTCCAAGCTCCCGGAAATGCTCGCCACCGCCATGAAGATCGTCGCCGATGCGCTGCTCGCCATGACCAAGGAAGAGATCGCGGAATTGCTGGGCGGCGAAGTGGGTGAAGGCCAGTTGCAGCCCGAGACGCTGGACGCTTTCAAAAAGCTCAAGCCTGGCGTCGCCAAGGCCCTTGTCGCCGCGCGCGTCAAGGCTGGACGGGCGTTTTCAGCCGAAAACGAGGCGAAGATCCGCGACGCCTGCAAGTCGATCTCGGACGGCCATGATTGCATCAGGGATCTGATGGACGGGCTTTATTCCGAGGAGGGCGACCCGACTGAAGAGGACGGCGAAATGGGCGAAAAGTCCATTGACGCCGATTATTTCGCCTATCGCGCCCGATCCGCCGCGGTCATGGCCGCGATTTGACCTTCCGGCATCGCCGGCTTGCCACAACAGCCCTTTGGCAAGGCGCTCGGCCCGTCGCTGGACGCGCCTTTCAACCAAAACCACGGAGTTATGACAATGGCAGTCAAGATGGCTGACCTGCTCGCCAAACGCGCGCAGATGACCGACAAGATCAAGTCCTTCGCCGACAAGCTGAAGGACCTGGCCGCCGTCGAAAAAAAGACCGACGAACAGAAGGCCGAATTCAAGGCGATCGACGCCGAATTCATCGCCGTCGAAGGCGAGCGCAAGGCGCTCGACGAAGAGATCGCGGTCATCAAGCGCGTCGAAGCCGCTTCCGCCGAACAGGCGATTCCCGTCGAAGGCCAGCGCCCGACCGTTCCGGCCGGCGCGAAGGAAAAGACCTATCCGATCGGCTCGCTGGTCAAGGCGCTCCACCACGCGCAGGGCAACGTCATGCTCGCCGCGCAATGGGCCGAAAAGAACTATGGCGAAGGCCATGCGGTCACCAAGGCGCTGAACACCTCGACGGCCGCCGCCGGCGCCGCCATGCTGCCGGAAGACTTCGCCAACCAGGTCGTGGAACTGCTGCGCCCCGCCACCGTCGTCCGCTCCTCCGACCCGGTCGTCGTCCCGATGCCGCGCGGCACCATGCGCATGGGCAAGCAGACCGGCGGCGTCACCGGCTCCTACGGCGCGGAAGGCTCCAAGCTCGGAACGCAGCAGCCGACCGTCGGCAACATCGTCGCCACCTTCAAGAAGCTGACCGTGCTCGTCCCGGTTTCGAACGACTTCCTGCGCTACGCCTCGCCGGCGACGGACGGCCTGGTACAGAATGACGTCGTGCAGGGCCTCGCTCGCACCGAAGACCTCGCCTTCATCCGCGGCGATGGCACGGCGGATTGGCCGCTCGGTCTGCGCAACATCTGTCTCAGCGGCAATCTGATCTCGTCCAATGCCACCTTTACGCTGACCACGGTCGATTCGGAACTCGGCAGCGCCATTCTGGCGCTGGAAAACGCCAACGTCCCGATGATCCGCCCGACATGGTTCTTCGCGCCGCGCATCAAGCAGTTCCTGCTCACCCTGAAGAACAGCAACGGCTTCTACGTCTATCGCGACGAAATGGTCAACAACGGCACCCTGCGCGGCTATCCGTTCAAGACCACGACGCAGATTCCGACCACGCTGACCGACGGCACTCAGACGGAAATCTATTTCACCGACATGTCGCAGGCGATGATTTTCGACGCTCTGGCGCTGTCGCTGGGCATGTCGCAGGACGGCGCCTACACCGACGCCGGCGGCAACCAGCGCAACGCCTTCGAGCGCGACGAGACGCTGATCCGCGCCATCGCCGAGCACGATTTCCACCTGCGCCATGATGAGGCCACCGCCGTCATCACCGCCGTCAAGTGGGCGTGATCCGTCTGATTTGAGCGCCTGAGTTCCGGGACGGGCCGCGCGCCCGTTCCTCCACCTCTTCCCATTCTGGAGATTCCCATGAACCGCGTCATCATGACCGACATCGCTTCGGTCGTCACCGAGCGCATCGCTTCGGCTTTCACCTCGCTCACCGCCGGCGGCGCCGGCGACAATACCTCCGTCGTCGGTCTCACCATCGATCGCGCTGCTTTCGGCGTGCCCCAGACGGCGGAAATCGTCATTCTGTCGGAAGCGGTTCTCGCCGCCGCCGCCACGCTGTCGATCACCGCCCTCAAGGTCGAAGATTCGGCGGATGGTTCGTCCTGGGCTGATTACGCCGTCCAGACCGCGCCTGGCGTCGTCTCCACCGGCCCCGGCGGCGGCGGCACCGTCCGCACCCAGACCGCAGCCGGCGTCAACCTGTCGAGCGCCCGCCGCTATGTCCGCGTCACCCATACGCCGGACCTGTCGGCCGCCAACACCGACACCGCCAAGACGCTGGCGATGGTTGTTTTCGCCGGCTTCCCGTCGATCCCGGCCGCGAACTGATCTGAACCTATGAGCCGGGGCTTCGCGCCCCGGTTCATCTCTTCTCGATTGCAGAGGCTATCCCGTGGCGGATTTCGTCAAAGTCAAATTCCTGCGCCATTTCCCGCCTTTCATGCCGGGCGATCACGCCACTTTCGCGGTCGAAAAGGCGAAGTCGCTTGAATCGAAGGGGCATGTCGTCGTGTCCGGGACTGCGCCCGCGCCGAAGCTCGAAACGGGCCGCGCCAATTTCGATCCCGCCGCTTCGCCGATCGAGGACGTCCGCGCCTATATCGCCGGCCATGGCGCCGAGGTTCCCGCGAAGGCGCCGGACGCCAAATTGCGCGAGCTGGCGGCGACGATCCTTGCCGGAGCGCAGGCGTGAAAACGCTCTCCTATGCGACGCGCGCCCTTGATCCCGCGAAAACGCAAGTGCGCCCCATGACTGCGCCCGTTGTCGCCAAGCCTGTTGTCGCCAAGCCCGTGCCGGCGCCGGCCCTGGCCAGGGATAAACGCTGATGGGCCGCCGCCAGGCCGTCACGACGGTCACGACGCCGGCGACATCCTACGCGCTGGTCGATCTCGCGACCGTCAAAAGCGATTTCGGCGTGACGATCAAGACGGATGACGTCTATCTGACGCGGCTGATCGCGCGCGCCTCGACGGCGATCTCGAATTTTTGCAATCGTGTCTTCGCGGTCGAAACGGTCAGCGACGCCTTCTCTCCCTGGCGCGGCCCGGCGGATGGAATGCTCTATTCCAGCAACCCGGTGCTGCAGCTCTCGCGCTGGCCGGTCATCAGCCTGGTCTCCGTCGTCGAAAACGGCGCGACCTTGACGCGGGACGTTGATTTCACGCTCGATGCCAAAGCCAGTCAACTGATCCGCATCGATTCCGATGGCCGCCCCTGCGCCTGGCGCGACGCGCCGATCGCCGTCGCCTATTCCGCCGGCTTCGCGGTCATCCCGGACGATCTGATCGAGGCCTGCGAAATGCACGTGCTCTCGCGCTACAAGGCGCGCGGCCGCGACCTCACGGTCCGGTCCCAGACGCTGACCGGCGTGTTCCAGGCGCAATATTGGGGCGACCCCGCCAAAGGCGCGATGAACGTCATGGATATGCTCGCCCCGACCTTGCTGAATTACCGCGTCCCGGTGGTGGGCTGATGGATATCGCCGGCGGCATGGCGCAAATGCAGGCAATGGCGGTCGCGGCGGTGATCGCCGGCGGCGGCGACATGACCTTGACCCGCAACGCCCAGGTCGCGGCGGACCCTGCGACGCCATGGAAAACCCAGACGCAGGTCAATGAAGCGCCGGCCAAGGTCATCCTGCAACCGCTCGATATCGCCTTTTTCAAAGAAGGCGCCGATCTTTCGGGGCAGGGCGGCGCTCTGATCGCCTTCGAGACGGCGCCCGATTTTACCCCGGCCTCAGGCGACATGCTGACCGACGCCAATGGCGTCAAATATTCCATCCTGCAATCGACGCCCGTGGTTCCGCTCAATGCGCAGCTGTGGCGCCTTGTGATCCGGGCCTGACGCCATGCCCATGACGGCGCAACAGACCCAGGACGCGGCGAACGCCCTGTTCTGGACGGCGTGGCAGGCTGGCAGTCCGGCCTTGAACGGCGGCGCCGTCGCCCGCGTCGAATGGGAAGCTGTTGGCGACGCCGATCTCAAGGACAAGGACGAGGCGTTCGCCCGGGTGAAATTCCTGACGCTCTCCGGGCGCCAGACCTCGTTCGGGCCGCCGGGCGGCCGGCGTTTCACCAACAATTTCGCGGTTTCGGTCGAAATCTATGTCCCGCGCGGGCGCGGCCGCCAGATTGCGAACGGCCTCGCGCAAATCGCCGTCGACGCCTTCGAGGGCGCCGCGCTTCAGGGCGGCGACGCCTTTTTCACCGGCGTCTATCCGAAGGAAACCGGCGCTTACGCCAATTATTGGGAAATCGACGTCGCGGCTTACGGCCAATACACCTCGCTCGCCTAAAGGACGCAGCTCATGACCATCACGATCGACTCCAATTCAACCCAGCTCTCCGGCGCCGCCGAAGTCGTCGGCTCGCCCGGCACGCTGCCCGGAACCCCAGTCTGGTATGTGCTGCAGCCGAACAATTATCCCGATTTCGGCGCGAAGATCAAAACCGCGCCGCGCATGCCGATCACGCAAGGGCGCCAGCGTCTGAAGGGCCCGCTGGTCGATCTCGACGCCGCCGGCTCGTTCGAGGTCGATTTTTCGCAGAACGCCTTTATCCCCTTCATGCCTGGCCTGTTCATGGCGGCCTGGCGCAACAAATGCGTCAATACGCCGAGCGCGGTGTCCTCGACTGTCTATACGGTCGCCGGAACGACCAATTGCGTCACCAATTCGCTGGTGGTCGGGACCGGATTCGGCGTCGCTGGCAATAATGGCCTTAAAGTCGTCACCGCCGTCACCGGCACCACTGTCGCGGCCTCCGGTCTCGCCGTTGAGACGCCGCCCTCGACCGCGCTGCTTTCGGTCTGCGGCTATCAGGGCGCCTCGGCCGATATCACGATCGACGCCTCCGGCGCGCTGCCGGCGATCAAATCGACCACGATCGATTTCACCACGCTCAATCTTATTCCCGGCGAATGGATCTATATCGGCGGCGACACCGCGCCGATGCAATTCGCCACCGCCGCCAACAACGGCTGGGCGCGCATCTATTCGGTCGCTGCGCATACCATCCTGCTCGATCGCTGGCCCGGCATCATGCAGTCGACGGTGATGGTGACCGACACCGGAACCGGCAAGACGATCCAGATCTTCTTCGGTAACGTCATCCGCAACGAGCCGACCGCCAACCTGATCGTCAAGCAGTCCTATACGCTGGAACGCCAGATCGCCGCCGCCGATTTCGAAACGCTCAAGGGCATGTATATCGACGGCGCCGACATCAAGATTTCAGCCGGGACCAAGATCACCATCGCGCTCAAATGGAAGGGCACGACGCGCTCGACTGCAACTTCTGCCGCGTCTGGCACGCGCGTGCCATTGGTGGTCGAATCGGCGCTGAACGCGACCTCGAACGCCTCGCTGGTGCAAATGGTGCGCAACGATACTCGCGCGCCGATCTTCTCCTACGTCACCGACACCACAGTCTCGGTCAACAACAACATCACGCCGGTCAAGGCGGTCGGCGTGCTGGGCGCGATCGATCAGACCCTGGGCTTTTTCACCGCCTCCGCGCAGACCACGGCCTATTACACCAATGAGGCTGCGCTGACCGCGATCATGAATAACGTCGACTTCTCCGTCACCAACGGCATGGCGGGCGGCAACGCCGGCTGGGTGCTTGATCTTCCGACCTCGGTCGGGTCGGACGCCAATATCAAGGTCGAACTCAACAAGCCGATCGTTCTTCCGTTGAAGGTGGACGGCGCGGAAAACGCGACCTTCCAGCATTCGATGTTGGCGGTCCAGTTCCCCTATCTGCCGACCGTGATCGCGCCGTAAGGCGTCTCCGCAAAACACGCGATTGCTCCGAAAAAGGAAAACAAAATGTCGTCACCCTATGCGCGCTACAAGACCGATTCCGCCAAGGAAGCCGAAGGAACCTGGGTCGATTTCGGCGGCTTCGAGCTGAAACTGAAACGCGCCAATCCGTCGAATAAGGCCTATATCAATATGCTGGAGAAGACGCTGCTGAAGCCTTATGCGCGGGCGATCGGGGCCGGCACGATGGATAGAAGCGTTTCCGGGCCTCTTCTCGCCCGCGTCTTCGCCAACACCATCGTCACCGATTGGCGCTCGGAGTTGGGAGACCATGTGATCGAGGGCGATGGCGCGCGGCTCACGTTCTCGCCGGAGGCCTGCGAAAAGATGTTGTGCGACCTGCCTGACTTCATGGAGATGGTCCAGGCCGAGTCCGTGAAGCTCGACAATTTCATCGCCGAGCAGCGCGAGGCCGACGCAAAAAACTCCGAGACTTCCTCGACTTCGATCTGATCCACGGCGGTCATATCCGAAGCCTCGAGGAGCAGGGCGTGGAGCTGCCTCCCGCCCTGACGCGCCCCAAACTCGGGGAAGGCCTCGCCTTCTACTGGGGCGCGTTTCTGGAATTGTCGTCCTGCCGTTCGATCGGGTTCGGCGTCGTCGGCCAGATCCCCTGGCTCGCGATCCGCGCCTATGCGCAGGACCGCGAGCTTGACGACGAAGACGCCGATTATTTCCTGGCGATGATCCGCGCGCTCGACGGCGTCTATCTCGCGCACATGAACAAGGGGGCGAGCGATGGCTGATTTCCGCATGCTCGCTTCGTCCCTGCGCCAGCGCGCAGCGGCTGTTTCGTCCGCCGTGACGCAATTGCAGATCGACATCGCCGAGGCCATTCTCGACGAGTTGGAAAGCGCGACGCCGGTCCTGACCGGACGCGCGCAGGAAAACTGGCATGTCGCCATCGGCGCGCCGGCCGATCGCTTCGACGCGACGCCCGGCAAGCGTCTTCGGTCCACGGCCGAAGAACATCGCAAGGCGGTCGCGCGCATCATTCGATCCGGATTGCGCGATCTCGGCATTCAGCCCGGCCCCGGGCAGGGCGGCGCGATCTATATCGACAACGCCGTGCCTTACATCCTGAAGCTTTTGCATGGCGAGAGCCGGCAGGCGCCTCCCGGCTGGGTCGAAGAGGCGGTCAAGCGCGGCGTAGCGCGCGGCATGCAGCAGCAATCGTCCCGCAACATTGGCGTTAAGGTGGCGTGATGGCGGAAGAAGAACACGTCGTCATATCGGTTGAACAGCAGGGCGCGGACCAAGCCGCGTCCGGCATCGGCCGCGTCGCGGATGCAGCGGACCAGGCGGCCGGATCGACCGACAAGCTTGCTGCGTCGCAGGCCGGCGCGTCCTCGGCGCTGAAAGAAACCGGGGCGGCGGCGCAAGCCTCAGGCTCCAATCTATCCTTCCTGCAACAGCAGATGGCGCAGCTTTCCAGCGTCGGCAATGGCGTGGCGCTGGCGCTGAAAAGCGTGGCGACGGCGGTGACCGGCTCGCTGGTCGCGTCGCTGGGCTCCTATCAGGATTCCTTGCGGCAGACCGAAGGCTCGCTGCAAGTCCTGTTGCATTCCGCCGAAGACGCCAAACAGGCGATGACCGACCTGGTCGAGCTTTCCGGCCGTTCCGGATCGAGCGTCGGCGATCTCAAGCGCGCCTATGCCGATATCTATAATTCCTCGGCCGCCGACGGGACCGAAGACACGAAATCGCTGCTCAAGACCCTGCAGGATCTGAACACGGTCTATCTGACCGGGCCGAAGGAAGGCGCGGAGGTGATCCGCGACCTCGCCAAGGCGATGAAAGACGGCTCGGGCTGGTCCGAGGTCTATGACAAGGCGCTCAACCAGGCGCCGGGCATCGCTCTGGCGATGGAGAACGCCTTCCATAAGAGCGGCGACAGCCTCAAGACCTTTTTGCAGGCGGCGGGGCAGGATTCCGGAGCGCTGGAAAAGCAGTTGAACGGCTTGCAGGCGCGGCTTGCCGTCATGGGCGCGCGCGGCGGCGACAGTCCGGTCGAGCGGTTTCGCACCGATCAGATCAAGAAGCAGATCGAGGACGTCAAAGATCAATTGGCCTTGGCTGATAAGGATCTCGCCTCGACCTTCGGCCAGTGGGCGCAGGGCATCTCCGGCAACATCGCCGCGGCGGCGGAAAAAACCGCGCTGACCGGCGACCAGATGGCGGCGCGGCTGAAGCAGAGTTTTCTCAACGCCGAAAGCGCGATCGCGACCTCGATCTTCGGCGGCGGCGGCGACGCCAATAGTCTGGGGCAGCAGGCGTTCACCTTGCTGATCCAGAATATCGACACCGTGACGCGGCTGGCCAATATCGGCGCCGTCGCGCTGACCGGCTATTTCGCGCCCTTCGTCGGCGGCTCGGCTTTGGCCGGCGTACTCGGCATGACCGCGGCGCTCGTGCAATTCGGCCAAACGACCGATGCGGCGAGCAAGACGGCGCTGGTGCTGGGCTCGGCGCTCGCCGGCTGGAACGCGTTGGGGCCGGTCGGCGGCGTGATCGGCGGTTTGACCGCCTTGATCGTCACCAATCGAAACGCCGTCGATCAATGGATCGCGTCGGTTTCCGGCGGCAAGATCGATGGGATCGGCGGTCTGTTCGATCTCGCCCGCGCCAAGGCAGAAAACTTCTTTTCCTATGTCTCCGGGCAGGCCGATGAGGCCGGGAAATCGATTGAAACCGCCTTTTCGAACGTGGTTGATACGGTCAGTTCGGTGTTTGAGAAGATCAAGCAAGTCGTGCTCGATGGCTGGACTTTTATCACCGAGACTTGGAACAAACTGCCGGCCTTCATTCAGGACGCGATCCGCGGCATCGGCGTCACTCTGGCCGGCGCCAAGATCGGCGAAATGCTGGGCCTGTCCCCGACCCAGGGCGCGGCGCTGGCGCAAATGCTCGACCTGACCATGCGCAACGCCGGCGGATGGGAAAAGCTGGGCGCATCCGTAAAATCCGCCAAGGATTCGATGTCCGGCATCTTCGAGACCGCCGCTCCGGCGGCCAAGCAGGCAAGCGCCAGCGTCGAGAGCGAGGCGTCAAAACTCGTTGCGTCCCAAACCGCCCTGCGCTCGGCCCGCAATAGCGCCATGGCGGACCGCCTGGCGGATTATTACAGCAAGAACGAGACGATCCATCTCGGCGCGCGTTCCGACCGGCCGTCGGGCGGCGAGGATGAAGATGATACGATTTCTTCGAAGCATTTGCAGAACCTTGTCAAAGGCTCTCAATCAATTCCTTTGATGAAGGAGCAATTGGACAGCCTTAAGGAAGATATTGCGTCTATGCCATCGCTGGCGGAAAGCCTCGATAAGGCCGGAGGCCTGGCGGCGCTGAAAAAAGAAGTGGATGCTTTCAAGAAAGATTGGGATCAAGGCGATGCCGAATTGGCGAAAGGAAAATCCTTCCCTCAGGTAGATACAAAGATCGCCGACAATATTTTCCGTCGCAATGCTGATAATTCCAGCGTGACCGGTGCGTTGCAGGCGGCGGCCAACAGCGTCACGCCTGCGGCGTCGCAAATTCTGGCAATCGATGGAGCGCCTATTTCGGATGCGAAAACCCGCGTCTATGACCTGACCGCCGCTTTCGGTCAATCGCGCCAGGCGGCGGCGAGCGTCGCGCAGCCCTTGGACGACGTCAAAGCCAAGAGCGAACAGACCGCGTCGTGGTGGGACAAGATCAAGACTGAGATGTTCGCCATGCTGGCGACGGGTTCGTTCGATCCGATCAAACTGGTTTTGGCGTCGAATGCGGCCGAGGGTCTGACCCACATCAAGGAACTGACCAAGGACGTGTCGCACGGCCTCAACGACATGCAGCGCGAGGAAGCGGTCTCGGTCGCGACTTTCGCCGGATACAGCCAGGGCGGGATCGCCGGCGCGGCTATCGGCTGGTTCGGCGCAAAAATACTGACCATGAAAGAGTCCATCTCTCAGGTCGCCGCCGAATCGTCAGTCAGCGTCGGTAAAATGGCCGCCGAATGGGCGGTTGCTGGGCCATTGGGCGTTGCCGTCGGGTCTTTGGCGCGTCGGGTCGGTGCGGCGGCCGGAGATATGGCCTCGAACATTCTCGGGCTTGATGGAGACATGCGCAAGGTCGCTGAAACGGCGGGATCAGTCGCCACAAGCGTTGCGGCGGGCTGGGCCGTGGGTGGGCCTATCGGTGCAGCCGTCATGGGTTTGATCGGCCTGTTTGACCAATTGATTTCCGATATGACATCCGCCAAGGCTCTTTCCGAAGGCCTCGTACATCACGGTAATCCTGTGATTTCTCAAGGGCCGGCGGATGTTCTCCCCGGTCTCCCTTCGGGATATGCGGACGGCGCCGCCAATGACAATTCCAGCCCCGGTTCGCTGGCCTCCGCTAGTTCCAACGATCCGCTCACGACCATCGCCCGCAACACCGATCTGATGGTGCGGCAGATCAATGATAATGGTCGGGGCGCGATGCTCGATCAAATAAACGCGACCATTTCGAGCCAGAACGACGTCTATAAAGCTGTCCAGACCATCCCCGGCATAAGCCTAAACCAAGGCGACAGCAGTTCGCCATCCGACGTCTCGTCGCAACTGAACACCCAAAACGGGTTCCTGCGCGACATCTCCGCCAGCACGAAAGCGATGAGCAGCGACGCGGCGCAGGCGAATAATTATCTCAGCGACATGGCGGACGGCCAAAAGAGGAGCCTGGATTCCTACAACGCCAAAGATCAGCCGTCCGGCGGCGGCTCGTTCGTCACGGGCATTGGGTTGCAGGCGGTCAGGGACGCGGCGAAAAACAAGATCACCAACGAGACGCAGCAGCGTCTTTATGGCTCCGGCTATGTGCCTCTGGAGACCGACGTCGGCCTGCTGTCCGCCCAGGCGATGGGCTATGACTATTCGAAAAACCCTTACGCCGGGCAGATTCTCCCGCAGGGCCATCTCTATGCGGCCAACCAGGCCAATCAGGCCTATCAGGGCGGCTTGGCCTCGCCGGTTCAGGCTGCGCTCGCCATTACGCAGCAGGGCATCGACCTCCAGAACGCGCCGCAGTTTTCCGCGCTCTTGAAGGCGCTGGAGGAAATCCCTGGCGCCAATCAGCAGTTGTTCCAGCAGTTGCTGGCGTCCAAGCAAGAGGCCAATCCGCAAACAATCTCGATGATTCAGACGCTGAATTCCTTCGGCGGCCAGATCGACACGCTGCAGGGCTATCTCGATTCGATCCCGGACGGCCCGTGGAAGCAGCCGATGCAGAACCTGGTCGACGCCCTGATGGCGAATACCGGCGTGCTGCGCACCGCGACCGACTCCTTCGGCCATATCAGCGCCTTCGGCTATTCCGGCCAATATACCGGCGCGGTTCCCGCCGACGTCAATCAATGGGGCGGCGCGCCGCAGAACATCGCCTCCAGCAATGTCGTCCAGCTCGTCTCCGCCAATGCGGTCAAGGCGTCGACCAAAGACACCTCGAAACAGAGCGCCGGGTCGAACGTCACCGTCAACATGACGGTCAACGGCGTCTCCGATCCCAATTCCTTCAACGCCTCGCAGGAGCAGATCATGGCTAACCTGGCTTATGCGATGCAGCACGCCGTGGCGGGGATGTAATGGTCGATCAGGCCCAGCTCCCCGAAGAGGTCGAGAAAGGCGCCATAGGCGGCCCTTTGTTCCAGACCACGATCCTGTCCGGGCTGTCCGGCGTCGAGCAGCGCAATGTCGACTGGGCCTTGCGCCGCGCGCAATACACCATCGGCTACGGCCTGCAGGACAATGGCAACTGGCAGATCGTGCGCGATTTCTTCATCGCGCAACGGGGCCGCGCCTACGCCTTCCTGTTCAAGGACTGGTCCGATTATTTCGCGACCAACCAGACGCTCGGCCTCGGCAATGGAACGGCGACCGATTTTCAACTGATCAAGGTCTATTCCAACACATCCGGGCGGACCTATACCCGCAACATCACTCAGCCGAAGACCGGAACAATCGCGATCACGCTCAACGGCGTATCGTCGTCGGCCTGGTCGCTCCAGCCCGGCGGCGTGATCCGCTTCGCCGCGGCGCCGGGTTCCGGCGTCGTCGTCATGGCGACCTATTTCGAATTCTTCGTTCCCGTGCGCTTCGACCAGGATAATTTGCCGGTCGCCATGCAAACCGGACAGGCCGGCGCGATCAGCGCGATCAAACTGGTCGAGGTGCTGGAGTGAAGGCGTTCCCGAGCGCGCTGCTGACAGCGATCGGAGGAACGACCACCACGCTCGCCCGCGTCGCCATCCTGATCAGCAAGAGCGGCTTCGCGGTGCGCTTCACCGATGCGCAATTGACGGTCGTACTGAACACCAACACCTATGTTCCGGGCCGCGGCGTCGAAATCTCGGCGATCCAGTCGCGCAACGATGGCACCGCGTCCAATTGTTCCCTGACGGTCTCGTCGATCATCGGCGGGACGATCGATTTCAACGCCGTGGCGTCCGGTCAATTTGATCAGGCCTTTTTCGCGGTCGGCGTCATCGATTACGCCAATCCGGCCGGCGGCGTCGGCATTATTTTCAAGGGACGCGTCGGCCAGATCACCTTGACGGATCGCGGCGTGGCGCAAATGCAGATGCGCGGCAATGTCGTCAATGCGATGCGCCAGGTCACCGAGAAATATCAGCCGGCTTGCCGCGCCGATCTCGGCGACCCGCGCTGCAAGATTCCGATTCTGCCGCCGGACGTCCAGCGTTCGACAACCTATAATGTTGGCGACAACATCCGCGCGCAGAGCGGCGGGACCGGCTGGGCGAACTACAATAACCTGTACTACACCTGCATAGCCTCGACCGGCGCGACCGCTTCGACCGCTCCGACTTACGGAACGACGGTCGGCTCGGTGACGACGGACGGCGGCGCGCAATTCGTCGCTAAAGACGCCTGGCTGCGCTATGCGACCGTCGCGTCGATCACAGGGACGTTCACCATCGCCCTGAACGTCTTTGAACCCAGAGCGGTCGATGGCTGGTTCGCCTTTGGCGGCGTCATCTGGCGCTCTGGCGCGAATGCCGGAACCATGGTCGAGACGCGCGCCTGGCAGGCCTCCGGCGGCGTGGTCACGATCATGCTTCCGGCGCCCGGCGCCGTCGCCATCGGCGATGAATGCGAGATTTACGCCGGCTGCGACCTGCAGCCGTCGACCTGCGTCGGGCGCTTCAACAACATCAACAATTACCGTGGCGAGCCGCATGTGCCGACGCCGCAATCGATAGGCGCGTGACGTGACGACCGACGGCTTTTATCTCAATGGCGCGCTGTTCGGCCGTCAGACGATCGTGCCGACCGTCACGGGGAAGGGATGGAACCCGGCCGGCGACGCGCAGTCCAACCCGGTCGTCTATGGCAAGCTGCTGCAGGACGCATCGGTATCGGCCAATACTTACGGGACCGTCATCCCGGTGACCTTTGGCGCGCGCCGGATCGTGGGCGCGGTGATATGGGCCAAGCCGCTGATTCAATCGACGACTTCGGTTCTCACCGACGCCAAGGGCGAATGGGACACCATCGTCACCATCAATCCGGATGGCCCGAGCGGGGTTGTCGCCGGGAAATTCTACAATGGCGATTCTGTCTCGCAGATCATCTATCGGACCTACGCCACCTTTGCTGTCTCCTTCGGTCGCCCGGGGGCGAGCGCGGCGCAGACCGCCTATCGGACGGAAATTCTCGTCGGCGGCGTCAGCCCGGACGATCCCTTTGCGGCGCCGTCCGGCTCCGCGACGAGCACGACGACCATTCTCAGCAACAGCGGTTCTGTTCCCTCGCAATTCGTGTCAAAGCTCTGGGCGAATGGCACGCTGATCTATGACATGAGCATCGGTTGGCTCTCCGCGAGCGGGCGATTCAAGCTCTATGATGGGTCTGAGGATCAATTGCCGGATCCGATCATGCAGGCCGACAAGGGCATTTATTGCCCGGCCTATCGAGGCCAGATTTATTGCGTCATCGCGGGCCTGCAGGTCGATGACTATGGCCAGAAGGTTCCGACCATCACCGCCGAGATCGTCGAGAGCGTCAGCGCGTCGCTCGGCCTGCCGGTCGGCTTCGCCGGGCTCGGCGCCAATCTCCTCGGCGGCGCATCGGACGAATATAACGGCAGTAATCGCGGCGCGTTTTCGTCCATGGTCGATTTTGCGTCGCGTGTCATGTTCACCTGCTATGCGATCGGCTCGCCGTGGCCGTGCGTGCTTTCGTGCTGGTCCCTGAGCGGCCGATCCCTGATGTGGCGTCGAGAAGTCGATCTGACGCCGCTCGGACTGACCAACGATTGGCTCGAGGTCGTCGATTATTACAATGGCTATCTGATCTGCATGACGGATGACGCCTTTGGCTCCGGCAGTTCGTTTCACTGGGTGATCCTACATGAATCGGACGGCTCGATTGTCGGGAAGGGCGGCGGCGCGCCGCTTTGGGACTGGTCGATCCTGCCGGGCGGCATGTGGGACGTTTCCTTCACCGGCCGATCAGACGCCTATGACTCCAGTGGCAAGCCGACCGTCTATCTCTGGGTGTTTTTCGGCTTCGAACTGCTGATTTACACCATGGACCCTTCGACGGGGGCAGTCGGCGCGACGCCGGCGATGACAACCGGAACGCCGGGAACGTCATCGACCGGAACAGCATTTGGTAGCCGGGTCCCATTCCAGACCGCATTTTACAATTCAGTCGATCCGTCGGCCGGATTCTTCTTTTGCCGCGGCGCGTCCTATCGCGGCGGCGCGGATATTTTGTGGGGCTCGACCTGCAACGATGGCGTCTGCCGCGTCTATCGCATGACGCTGCTGCCCGGTTCCGCTGGATGGTCCATCAACCAGATCTGGAGCGCGCCCTCTCCAAACAAGATTTTCGCCCTGCAATTCGACGGCGGCCGCAATGAGGTCATGATCGTCTATGGCACGCTGACGGGCGCTCCATACCCCTATTCGGCGGGGACGCTCACTGCCGCGAAAATTTCGGCGACGACCGGCGCCATACGCTGGACCGTCGCGCTTCCCTCGATTATCGCTTTTTTCTATGCGACGCCCGGCTATTGCTTTTCCAGCGCGTCGAGCAACGTCAACGGCGCCGATCAGTTTCTCGCTGACTATGTGTTGCTGGATTTTCAAAACGTCGGCGCGGCCAGCACGATCACGAATCTGTCCATTTCCAACCAGGACGGAACGATCAAGGTCTTCGGGACGGATCCTTTTATCTATTTCGACACCGCGCCCTGCTGGGTCGATGAGACAGGCTCCATCTACACGATCGAATCCGGTTATACGGATCCGGTCACGTCCAGCTGGGTCGGCTTCGAGGGCCCGTCGGTCGTTCCCTCGTCCCTCTCGGCTGGCGCGAGCGGCTATACGCTGTCCGGCATCATTCAGGACGTCTCGCTGATCTGCGGCTATGCCCCGGGCGATGTGATCTGCGAAAATATCGATGACACAGTGACGGGGGCGATCCTGTTCGACGCCTCCGATTATCGCTCGTTCCTGTCCAATCTCGCATCTGGGACCGGCTTCGACATCATCCAGACGCCGTCCAATCTGATCTGCAAACGGGTGGCGACCGGGACGTCGCTCTCGACCGACGCCACCATCGCCGCGAGCGACATTATCGACCAGCAGGCCAATGTGTCCGGGGGCGCGGGCTCGCTCGGCATCGTCCAGAACAATCGGTCGGTCACATCCACGGCTTTTGCCGGGATCACCCTGAGTCGCGCGTCGCAGCTCGAAGTGCCTTATGCGTTCCAGATCAACTATATCGACGCGCAGCGCGACTACCAATATTCGACTCAAGGCGCCAAACGCCCGGCCTTTCCGATCCGCTCGACGGAATCGGTCGGCATTTCCTCCGTTCAACTGCCGCTGATCGTGTCGGGATCGCAGGCGGCGGGTTACGCGGCCAAGGCGCTTTATCGGGCCTGGTCGCAATCGGTGACCCAGAGCTTCATCCTGAACCGCAAATGGCTCGTGCTCGATCCCAATGACGTGGTCGATCTCGGCTTCGTCGGCTTCGACCTCAAGGGCAAGGTGGTCTCAACGACGATCGGGGCCGATCTTTCGGTTTCAGTCGCGCTCGCCAATCTGTGGACGGATGAGGGCCTGGACATCCCTGTCGATACCCCGTCCTTGCCGCCGCCCTTCATCGCGGCGATCGATCATACGGCGCGCGCGATCGTGCTGGATTGCCCCTTGCTGCTGGCCGGCGACGATCTGGCGCAAGCCGCGCTGCGGACCTATTTCGTGATGTGGCCGCAGCAGCCGGTCTATTCCTGGCCGGGCGGGTCGCTTTATCTTTCGACCGACGGCGTGACCTTCACCCACGCCGGGGACGCGTCGCTCAAGCCGACCATCGGCGCTTGCCTGACGGCGTTGCCGGACGCCGATCCTTATCGTTTCGACGACGCCAGCGCCCTGACCGTCTCGTTTCTTTGCGGCGATCCAACCGCGCTGTCGGATATCACGCGGCAGGCGGCGTTCTCCGGCGGCAATCTGGCGGCGGTCGGGGCGCAAGGGCGCTGGGAAATCGTGTCCTTCACTACCATCGCCAAGAACCCCGACGGAACCTATGCGCTCAGCGGCTTTGTGCGCGGCCAATATGGCACGGATCCGATGACCGCGACGCATCAGCCGTCGGATCAGTTCATCCTGTTGAGCGGGGCGGGCCTGTGCGCCGCGTCGGTTCCCTTGTCGACGTTCAATGCGGCCGTCACCTTCAAGGCCCTGGGCGCCGGACAGACCGAGGCGGACGTGACGGCGGTTTCGAGTTTCACGGAACTGGGCCGCGCCGAACAGCCGTTGCGGCCGGTCCATCTGACCGCGATCATTGCCGGGTCGGACATCCATCTCGGCTGGAACCGCCGCGACCGGCTCGATCCGGGCCTCGTCGCGGGAACCGGGACGGTTCCGCTCTCGGAATCGAGCGAGAAATACGACATCGAAATCCTGAACGGGTCCGGTACGGTCCTGCGCACCGTCACGGATTGGGTTCCTTCGCCGTCGCCGTCGCAAAGCGCTGTGGCCTATACCTACACGCACGCCAATGTCGTTGCGGATTTTGGGTCGATGCTGACCGCCGGGTCTCAACTCTCGTTCAACGTCTACCAGAAATCGGCGATCGTCGGACGCGGGTTCAAGGCGACGGCGACCATCACACTCTGAGGCCGACATGTCGAATAATATCGGGATCACGCCGGTCGTCAGTTCGATGACCGACAAGGAAGGCGCGATCAATAGCGCGCTCGGACAGTATGACGCGGCGGTCAGCGAGCTCGCCAGCGTCGACGTGTCATCGGGCAATGTGAACTTGACATCGGCGCAATGGACCGGCGCGCAGGTTATCTCCGTCACCGGAGCGACGACGACCGGGCGCACCGTGACGGGTGTGGCGTCCAAGCGTCTGATCGCGGTGCAATCAGTCGCCGCCAACACGCAATCGTTCAGCTTCAAGATCGGGACCGCCTCGTTCACGATCGCTGCTGGAGCCATCAAGCTGTTCTACGCGGACGGCACGGCCAACGGGCTCTACGCATTCTGACCCAGCTCTGATCGGCTGACGCAAGCCGGGGCAATTTTTCCATCACATCGAAGTCTCGCGCGCCAGCCTGAGAAGCTTGACGCCGGGCGCACCGTTTTGTCTTCAAACAGGGACCAGCCCCATGACCGGACATTCCGACTATACCGCAAAGAACGTGCTGAATTATCTCGCCGGCGCGCAATCCTTGTCGCAGATCACCGGCACCTATCTCGCGCTGTTCACGGCGGTCGGGACCGACGCCAACAGCGGCTTTACCGAAGTCTCCGGCGGCTCTTACGCGCGCGCCCAGATTTCCGGCCAGGCCACCACCAACGCAACCACCGCATCCGGCAACAACACGCTTCATTTCGCTTCGACGCCGGCGTGGATCGTGGCCGGCATGACGATCTATGACCAGACCGCCTCGTCGGTAATCCCGGCCGGGACAACGGTTCTTTCGGTCACTGGCACGACGGTTGTGATGTCGGGCAACGCGACCGGCGCCGGCGTCGGCGGCACTGACGTCATTCTGTTTTCGACCTATTCGACCGCGACTGGCTCCGCGCCGTCGCAGATCGCGTCGGGTTCGGCGATTTCCTTCCCGCAATCGACCGCCTCTTGGGGCACGGTGATCGCCTGGGGCGTGTTTGACGCGTCCTCGTCCGGCAATCTGCTCTATTGGGATTATCTGGGTAATTACTCCTGGCTTCCGGCTGAAATCTCCTCGGCCTCGCCCGGCGTCATCACCGCCAAGGCGCATGGCTATTCCGCCGCCGACAGCGTGGTGTTCTCGACCGAATATGGCGGCACGGCGCCGTCGTTCTCGCAATCGAACCTGACCGGCGTTCTCGCCGTGGTTTCGCCCGCGACCGACACCTTCACTGTCACCAATGGCGGTACGGCGGTCAATACTTCCTCCACCGGGTCCGGGTCGATCCGCAAATTGATCCAGCAATCGATCCCGATCAATACGGTGTTCACCTTCTCGTCCGGCAATCTGATCATGACCGACGCGTGAGGGCGATCCCATGCCGCGCATTCACAACCGCGCCAAAATGAGCGTCACCGGCACGCCCGGCACGGGCGCCGCCACGCTCAACGCCGCCGTATCAGGGTTTCAGACTTTTGCTACGGCGGGAATTCAGGACGGCGATCTGGTCGATTACACCATCGAGGACGGCTCGAATTTCGAGTGCGGCGTCGGGCAATACGCCTCGTCCGGCACGTCTTTGACGCGGCTGAAAATCACGGATTCGTCGAATTCCGGTTCGGCGATTTCCGCGACCTCGGCGGCGATCGTTTACGTCACCGTGCTCGATAATTCCATCGTCACGCGCGGCAAATCATTCGCGGCCTCGCTCGGCCAGCAATGGCCTTGAAGGATCATAAACCATGACCGCCAATATCGACCCGATCTATTCCCGGCTTGCCGACGTGCAATGGGGCGGCGTGATGACCGCCGCCATTGCGACGGCGGACATCACCTCTGGCACGTCCTATCTGATCTTCACCGCCGACGCCACCAATGGCGGCTTTGTGCGCTCGCTGCGGCTCAAGCCGGTTCCCGGCGGCAATAACGTCGCCTCGGTCGCGCGCATTTGGATCAACAACGGCTCAACGACCGGCACGGCGAGCAATTCGACGCTGTTCTCGGAAGTGACGCTCCCGGCGATCACCTCGTCGGCCACGGCGGCGCAGCCCGATATCGATATCCCACTGAACATGGCCTTGCCTGCTGGCTACAAGGTCTATGTCTCGCTTGGCACGGCTGTGGCCACGGGCTGGGTCGGGACTGTCACGGGCGGCAAATACTGATGCTCGATTTCGGCCATCTGCCGGACAACGTCCGGGTTCAGTTTTTCGGGCCGAATTTCATCTCCGGCGGCGCGTCTTTTGGCGGCCAGACCTTCTTCAAGCCGCGCGGCGTGCCACAATATTTTCTGATGATGGTTTCGGCGGGTGGTGGCGGCGGCGGTGGCTTTACGGCGGCGGCAGGCAATCAGCGCGGCGGCGGAGGAGGCGGAGGCACTGGGATACTTGCGACCCTTATCATTCCTGATGCTTTCATGCCAGACGCCTTGCTCATTCAGAACGGGTTCGGCGCCGCTGGCGGAGCTGCGGCGAGCGCGGGGGCGGCAGGTTCGCCTTCGCAATTGATCGGCCTCAATACCCAGCAGACGCTTTATTCGCTTACGGGTGGTGGCGGTGGCGGAGCTGGAACAGGCACGACGGGCGGCGGCGCGGGGTCATCTGGCGCTGCGACGGCGACGGCGTGGAGCAATCTGCTGCTGACAACTGCTACTGCCGGAACAGCAGCAGTGGGTGGTGGAGCGAGTTCTCTAGGGAGTTCTCTTACGGCAGCTCAGCCGATTTGCGGCGGCGCGGGCGGCGGCGGCGTCACTTCTGGCAACAGTACCAACTTCGGTGGCGGGGTAAACGCTGCTCTTGGCCTTCCTAATCTAGCTGTCGTCAATGGCGGAGCTGGTGGCGGAGGGCATGGACAAGATGGTTATTCAATTATGCGCCCCTTCTTTATATCGCTTGGAGGGGGTGGTGGCGGTTCGTCTGGAACATCCGGTTCTGGAGGAGCTGGGGGCAACGGTAATTGGGGATGCGGTGGTGGTGGTGGTGGTGGTGGGGTTACTGGAGGGGTTGGAGGTCGAGGCGGCGATGGCTTCACTCTGATCTGGTGGGCGATCTGATGCTCGATTTCAATCACCTCCCCGACGGCGCGCATAGCCAGCTTTTTACCGCGAATTTCCCCGGCTCGGGCGGCGTCGCGCCGGGCGGCCAGCTTTTCCACAAGCCGCGCAACGCAACCCTGTTCTTTTTCCTGCTTGTCCCTGGTGCTGGCGGTGGCGGCGGCGGCTTTACGCGCGCGTCTGGCGCGCAGGGCGGCGGTGGTGGGGGTGGTGGAACATCAAGGATCGCGCGGCTGATCGTTCCGGCGCAGATGCTCCCGGACAGCCTATTTTGTGAGGTCGGCATAGGCGGCGCGGGTTCGACGGGTTCGGGCGTCGCGGGTTCGACTGGCGGCACAACTGCGCTGATCGGCATCAATAACAATCAGACTCTCTATTCCATCGCCGGTTCGACTGGCGGCGGCGCGGGAAGCGGTTCGATTGGCGGCGCAGTTGGCGCTGCTGGATCTGCGACGGCGACGGCGTGGTCCACGCTCGCGTATGTCCTGACGCTTTCCGGCGATGCGGGAACCGCAGGCAATGCGACCGGGGCGCCATCGAACGTGACCTGCACCAATGTCTTCGGCGGCGGAGCTGGCGGCGCGGGCGTCAACACCTCCAACACCACGGCGGCGGGCGGCGCGGTCAACGCCAGCAACAATTTCATCTATTCCAACGTCGCAGGCGGCGCGGCCAATGGCGGGACCGGGGCGGATGGCTATTCCTTGTGGAAGCCTTTCCCGTTCTTCTGCGCCGGCGCAGGCGGCGGGTCTTCCGGCGCTTCCGGCAACGGCGGCAACGGCGGCAACGGCGGCCCAGGTTGTGGCGGCGGCGGCGGCGGTTCCGGCGTGACAGGCGGTCTCGGCGGGCGCGGCGGCGATGGTTTCATTCTCGTGGCGTGGGTTTAGGCATGCTGGACCTGTTCGGGCTTCCCCCTCACGAGGCGCCTTATTATCGTTTCTATGGCCCGACTGCAGCGCAAGGACAGTCCACGCCTCGCGCGTTCTGGACCAAGCCGCGCGGGATCAACCTGTTTGGCTTCTTTCTTGTCGGCGGCGGCGGCGGCGGGGGCGGCGGGCGGACTGGCGCGAGCCTCTCGATTCGCACCGGCGGCGGTGGCGGCGGTGGCGGCGGCTCCATCCTGCTTTATGTTCCGGCGGTTTTTTTGCCGGATGAATTATGGCTTCAGCCGGGCTATGGCGGCGCGGGCGGCGCGGGTTCGACCATCGGCGGCAATGGCGCGTCTACCCTTCTTCTGCACTCTAATCCGGCCATTACTCTGGTCACGGCGAGCAACGGCGGCGCCGGGGGCGCCGGAACGACCTCGACCGGCGGCGGCGGTGGCGGCGGCGGCGCTCCGGCTGCTTCGGCGTTCATGGGCCTCTGCGCGTATAATATCGTTTCCGGAACATCAGGCGGTGCGGGCGGCACGGCGGCGGGCGCATCGGTCACGCCGACGCAGATTTTCAGCGGCGGCGGCGGCGGCGGCGGTGTCGACGCCTCCAATACCATCGCCAATGGCGGCGCGGTTACTTCCCTGTTCGGCTATCCGAACGAGAACGCCGGCGTCGGCAACCTCACGGCTCCCACCAATGGCGACGACGGGTCGCCTTACTGGAAGCCGTTTCCCTATTTCACCGGCGGTTCTGGCGGCGGCTCAAGCGGCTCGGCCGGCGTGGGCGGAAATGGCGGCGCGGCGTCATGGGGCTGCGGCGGGGGCGGCGGCGGCGGCGGCGTGACGGGCGGCGCTGGCGGCCGTGGCGGCGACGGCTTTGTCATGATCTGGGGGGCGTGACGTGCTTGGCTTTGATCCGGTCGCGTCGTCCTCCGTCGCCGAGGCGCCGTCTGGCGGCGTTTCGATCCTCATTGGCGCGGCGAGAACCGCCGCTGTCACTTTCGCCAAGACGATTGGCTTTGGAACCGCGTTCGGTGGCGCGACGACAGAATCCCTTTCGAAAGGTCGGGCGTCCCCGCTTGCCGCTATCTCTGGCGCGGCGTCGGCGCAGGCGACAACTCGGGCGCGGCTGACGGGCGTCCTGCAAATCTTCGCCAGCGGGCGGGCCAAAGCAAGCGTCTTGGCGTCCGCCGCCGCGCGCGCCGTTATCGCCGCCTCGGCGCTTGGTTCGAGCCGCGCGGCCTCGCGGCTGGCCGGAACGGCTTTCGTCTCGGCAGGGGCAAAGACCGCCGCATACGCGCGGGCGTCCGCCTCCGGACTACTCGCCATCGCCGGGTCCGCCCTCGGCAAGACGGCGGCGCAGGGGCGCGCAATAGGCAACGGCTTCGCCAGCCTGGCCGGCGCGGCGCGCGGCGCGGCCAAAACCATGGCGCGCGCGTCCGGCGTCGTTCTGATCAACCTTTCGGCGCGGGCCGAGGCGAAATCGTCGGCCCGGTCGTCTGGAAGCCTGGCGGCGTTTGGCGCGGCGTTCGGTTCGGCCTGCGCGCGCGGGCTGTCGTCTGGCGTCGCAGGAATCAGCGCGTCGGCGCGGGCCTTTAGCGCCTCGGCGGCGGCCGCGTCTGCGTCCCTCGTCAATAAGGCCGTCCTCCGCGTCGCTGTCCTGCGCGGCGTGATCGAGCGGTCCAAGACCGCCGCAGGCGTCATAACGCGGTCTGGCGTCATTGGTGGCGTGGTCGAACGGGTGAAAATTCTGACTGGCGTCCTGCCTCCAAAGGAATAGCGGCTCATGAACAAGAATCAGAACGAAGAAGTTCCGGCCGGCGACGCGATCATCATCTCGACTTCGATTGAGGTCGCGGATGGATCGACTTTCGATCCGACCGGCGCGACGGGGATCTATTGCATCGCCAGGACCCAATATTCCACTGGCGCCGATATTCTGTTGACCAAATCCACCGGCGACAGCTCGGCGACTTGGCGGCAGGATTCTTCGACCGGCCAATGGTTTGTCGACGCGCCGCTCTCCGGGTCTGAAACGCGCGCTCTGCAGCCGTCAGGCACGTCGCTCACCCTAAGTTATTACCACGAGACCGTGATCATCGAAGCCGGCGCGAAACCCGCGCACGCCATGACCGGAGCTCTCAAGATATTTGCCACTCCGGCCCCCTAACTAGGCCGCGTCCTCTCCTAAAATATTCAGGAAGACTTCCATGCGCGTCTTGCTCGCCGCATTGCTCCTTTGCGCGTCGCCAGTCTGGGCCTCCCCCTGCGATCACAACTGCAAAATCCGCATCACCGCCTGCCACACGGACGAACCGTCGCGCTGCCTGACCGAGGACCGGCTCCCGGCGCAGACCGGCCTCTGCGCCATGATGCTGATGGGCGTCGTGACCGAATGGGCGACGAAACATCCGGACCTGACCTTCAAGGTCGCGGAATGCGTCAC